GAACGATTTTACCGCTGAAGCCCATACAGACGATGAGGAAGGTTCTGATTTCATACTCAATGAAGCGCTGATCAATGAGTATTGGGACAGCGAATCGGACGAAGGGCGGAATGAAGCGGGGGCAGGTGAGCCCGGAGCATCAATTGAGTGGAGCGAAGAGGAAATGGAGATTTCTGAGCCGAAGGCCGAGGAGAAGGCCGACCAGAGCTTTAAACTGAAGCATCTCGGTCAGGAGTTTGAGGTTTCCCGGGATGAGGTCATCGCGCTGGCGCAAAAGGGAAAGGACTATGACCGGATCAGAAAACGCGCCGACGAGTTGTCGGAAACGGCTGCGAAAAACAGCGGTTACATACAGTTTTTAGATGAGCTTGCAAACACAGCGGGACAATCCATTGATGAGTTCGTCAGCAGAACGCGCACGGCGCTGCAGCCGATGGAGACCAACCGGGATATACCGCAGAACATCAGCGGATTGATCCGGGGAAGCGAAGCGGCACAATCTTTAGACAGGAACGCAGGTACCGAAGCTGTCTCTGATCAGCAACAGGCATCTGACCAGAAAAACCGGGAGGTGCGGGAGTTTATGACCGAATACAGTCATGTCGAACCGGGTTCCATACCGAAGGAAGTCTGGGACAGCGTCGCCTCGGGCAAATCCCTGCTCAGTGCGTATCAAAGCTATGAAAACAAGATGCTCAAAGCACGAATGGATGCCGAGCAAAAAAACGCAATGAATAAAGCCAGGTCAATCGGATCGCTGTTCAGCGCCGGGGCAACGCGCTCCCGTGGGGAAATCGAGGATGACTGGTACAAAAATGAATAAAAGAAAGGCAGGAGAGTCATGTCTGTTAATCTCACAACCAAGTATTCACCGCTAATCGCGGAAAGGTTCAAGCTGCAGTCCGTCACCGAAAAGCATGCAGGGAAGAAATTTGATTTTGACGGGGCACAGAGCATCAAGGTCTATACCGTGGATAAAGTTGCGCTCAACGACTATAACCGGACGACCGCGGGAGGCCGTTTCGGCACTGTAACGGAGCTTGGCGATACCATCCAGACGCTCACGATGTCTCAGGATAAGGCATTTACGTTTTCAATCGATCACGGGAACGCTGCGGATCAGCTCAACATCAAGCACTGCAACGAGCAGCTGAAATCGAACTGGGATGAAGTCTGTACGCCGGCAATTGATATGTACCGCCTGAACAAATGGGCAAACGGCGCCGGTTTGGGTGCTGTTGACGGTACCGCGCTGACAACAGCCACCGCCATGCGGGCCATTGTATCGGCAGGAGCGGCGATGAACAACAAGCTGGTGCCGAAGAAAAACCGCGTTCTGCTGATTTCTGAGTCGGTTTACATCGAAACAAAGCTGTCCAATGAGATCATGGGCATTGATTCGCTGGGCGAGGAAGCCATCAAGAACGGCGTTGTCGGACGTATTGACGGTATGGATGTAGTACCTGTCGTCGACAGCTATCTCCCGGCCGGTGTGAATTTCCTGATCAAATACAAGGACGCAACCGTTGACCCGATGAAGCTGAAGACGCTGCGTGTACAGAAGAATCCGATCGGTTACGATGCGGACGTCGGAGAGTGCCGGTTTTATCATGATTCCTTTGTGCTCGACGCAAAGGTAAACGGCATATACGTCCATGGAAAGGACGGTGTTGTGGCGGTGCCTACCGTTTCAATGTCTGGCGCAGCCGCGACACTGGCCTGCGCAACCTCCGGGGCTGCGATCAAATATACACTGGACGGCAGCAACCCCAAAAATTCCGCAACAGCGGCTACCTACAGCGCGGCGGTTACGCTGGCCGCTGGTCAGACGATTCGTTTTTATGCGTCTAAGGCCGGTCTCGTAAACTCCTGCATTGTAGAGAAAACCTACATCGCTTAGTTCATAACGTAATACCAGCCCCTTCCTGACCGGCAGGGGCTGGTAAAAAGGAAGTGAGCAATGATGACAACCGCACAAACTATTTTTGAACTGGCTATGGGCCTAATGGATGAGGTGAATCTGACATCCGGCGCAACCGACACCAATGATACGAGAGAGTATAAGCTGCGCACGCTGATGATCCTGAACATACTTCGAGGGGAACTGAACCGGTACAGTGACACTTACGTCGCTGAGGCTGGAAAGAGGACGGTGATAGATCCGATCGGAGACTTCACATCGCCGGTCCAGCTTGACGACTTTATTGCACAGACTGTCCTGCCCTATGGTCTTGCTGCGCATTTGCTGCTCGGTGAGGACGACGTAAAGGCCCGGTTCTTCCAATCGAAGTACGACGAGATGCTTGCTCGATACGGCAACAAGATACCGCGGGAATCCGAGGCAATCACGGATTTATACGGCGGCATAGAGTCGACTGACGAAATATGGTGATGATATGGCTGAAATATTAGCTAGCGCAGATGAGCGCGTTGTCAGGATAAAGAAATGGCTTGGCCTGAACGAGAATCCTGACGGCGATACGCAGCTTAAAATAGGCGAGGCCGCAGAAATGCGCAATTTTAAGATCAGCCGTGACGGTAATCTGCAAAAGCGTGACGGAATGAGAACGATTCACGAAACACGCGCTTGGACGGGGCCTGTTCGCGGCATATGGCACGGATTCGTCAACTCGGTTGAGTATACGGTATTTGCGGCAGGCGGAAACATTTGGATATTCGACTTTACCACCAATACGGCAACATCAATACTGAAAACCGGAGCGACATTTACAGACGCGGAAACCTCATTTTTCGGTTATTCTGAAAAGCTGTATATCATGAACGGACACCAATATTTTGAATGGGACGGGACGTTGCCTGCAGGCGGCAGCGCGGCCCCGGTTATCGGATACAGGCCCTTAGTCGCCGTTCAGGTACCTCCGGCAGGCGGCGGCAAACAGCTTGAGCAGATCAACAAGCTCAACGGTTTACGGCGTGTCCGCTTTTCTCCGAACGGGTCGGCGACGACGTTTCAGCTGCCGGAAACCGGATTAACGAGTGTCGATTATGTAAAGTATACGGCCACCGGTGCGGCAATTACATATACGGCAAATACAGCAACCGGCGTTGTCACGATTTCACCGGCTCCGGCAACTGGCGTTGACACAATTGAAGTCGGCTATACGCACCCCGTTACGTTCCGCGCAACCGTCGAAGCCATGCGCTTTGCGGAGATATACAACGGCAGTACGGACAACCGCGTGTTCATCTACGGCGACGGAAGCAACGAAGCGTTTTATTCCGGCCTGGATTACGACGGTCAGGAACGCGCCGACTATTTTCCCGACATGAACGAGTTGGCGGTAGGGACGGCAAACACTCCGGTCACCGCGCTGATTCGTCACTATTCAACACTTGTCTGCTTCAAGTCTGACAGCACGTACGCAGCCAGGTACGGCACCATCAGCCTTGAGGACGGCAGTACAACGGCAGCGTTTTACGTTACGCCGGTTAACCGCTCGATAGGCAATTCAGCTTACGGGCAGGCTCAGCTTGTGTTAAACAGTCCTCGTACGCTGTTCAACGCGGCAGTTTACGAATGGCGCAACAATGCAAGCTACAGCTCCAATCTCTCGGTAGACGAGCGGCAGGGGAAGCTCGTCAGTGATCGCGTCCATTCGACGTTGGGCAGCTTTCACCTCGCAAGCGCTTACACCTTTGACGACAACGAACGGCAGGAGTATTACATCATTCAAAACGGCAAAGCGGTCATACACAATTACGCCGTAGACGTGTGGTATGTATATACCGGCTTTAACGTGACGCGGCTGATCGCAATAAACGGCGCGTTGTACGGCTGCACTTCAACCGGCGATATAGTACATGTTTCACGCGCCTACGCAAACGACAACGGTGCGGCGATTGATGCGTTCTGGCGCTCCGGCTCAATGGCTTTTGACAGGGAGTGGCAGCGAAAATATGCTTCAAAAATATTTATTACGATGAAGCCGGAGCCGAAAGCCAGCGTAAACGTCACGGTTCGAACAAATGTTAAGGGCGACTACATCACAAAGACGGTCAGCTACGGTTTGTCGACGTTCTCGGACGCGAACTTTGCCCATTGGAGCTTCGGAACGAGCAGACAGCCGCAGACGGCGAGGGTGAAGATCAAGGCAAAAAAATTTGTCTATTATCAGCTTGTTTTTGAGAGCGATAACAATTGGAGCGCCGCAACAATCCTATCGGCTGAAATAAAAGTCCGGTATAACGGCGATGAGAAATAGGAGGAGAACACATGGCGATTACACCACTTTCAGCGGATTTAAACATCGTTTTCGCTCTCGACGATGAGCCGAACGATGTAGGGGGTCTTACATCCTCCGAGTTTAAGGCCAAGTTTGACGAGGCCGGTAATGCAATCAAGACGTACATAAACGACACACTGATACCTGACATTGGCGCGGATACAGACGCGAAAATTTCGGCTGCGGAACTGGCAAGCGGTAATATTCCGATTGGCGGCACGGCTGGACAGGCACTTATAAAGAACAGCGGTACAGACCATGACGCTTCTTGGCAGAGTATAACAGGCGCAAGTGAGGCAGCACCGTCTACACTTATGCAGCGTGACGCAAACGGGAGAGCGAAGGTGGCTAATCCTGTTGAGGCGGGGGATATAGCGAATAAAAAGTTTGTTGTTGACCAAGCAGATGTTGTTCCTGTTGGTACCATCAAAGATACGTTTGTGGCTCAAAATTCAAAGTGGGCATTATGCAATGGAGCGCCTATCAATCAGGCGACATATCCACAAATATATGCGTTGGCTCCGCATAGAATCATAGATAGCTGGGAGCATATATCCGGTAATGCCGTAGCTTCAGGAGGTAGTATAAACGGGGTCAAGCTTTTGAACGGTATGATGGTAGCTTACGGCAAGATGCCTTCAGCATCAAACACTTATCCCGCTGTATTTTATAAATCAGAAATGCAAAGTTCTTGGTCATCAGTTCAAGTTGCGACGAGCATATATTACGATGTGTTAGACGTATGTTACGCAAATGGTTATTATTATGCTCTTATTGGTTATAGCTCCAACGCTCTTGGTGTATATTATTGCAGTTCGCTAGGTTCAGCTTGGACGCTCGTTACCGGGTCACAATTTACGATAAACAACGCGGGCAATGCGAGTATGCAGCATATAAACGGGAACATTATAGTCATCTACGCAAACAACGATGGGTATTTGACGATAAGTATGCGTGCAGACACTTCGCCAGCAGTTTCTTGGACAACTGTTACACTTGGCAGTATCGTGGAATATGCAACTGGCATATTTTGGACAGGTACAAATTGGGAGATACTTGGGTGGTCAAGTGCCACGCAGCTTGTGAGGTATTCGTCAACTGCGTTAGGCACCGGTTGGACAAGAACTACATATGGTATTGCCAGCACGACGTTAAAGCGTAAGTGTACCGGTGCGATTTATTATGCCGGTAAATATATTTGCTTTGGAAATAGTGGGTCAAATCCATATTATCCTACCATTATATGGTCGTCTGACCTCACAACTTGGAATCGTATCGTTTACACTTCGTATACGTCAGAGATATATACATATGCATACGATATATTAGCAGCCGTACAACTTGGTGATGATATAGTTTTCGCCACAAGTGGCATGTTGTTACAGACAGGTAGTAGTCTATCAGAGCCAACTATGAAAATCAGTGCACTCGATATAAGTTTAAAAACAACGTATCCAACTGCTGCATCAGCAATTGCAGGTGGGTGGGTTATAGCGGTGTTTAATGATAGGCTGCATTTTTTGGCACAAGCAAGTTCTACGTCTGGCTTACATTTTATGCATAGAAAAACATTTCCAACTTTTGCTGATAGTGCTTATAAGTATATCAGGGTGTTACCATAAGGGAGGAAATTATGAGTAATTTTATACACGATCCACAACTGCCGCCAAGAGCCGGATACGTCGAAGTCGAAACAGACGGCGTTCGGCAATATCAAAAAATCGAAACGGAACAGGACAAGCAGATTGCCGCAGTTGTGCAGGAAAACGCAACGCTGCGAGAACAGCTTGCGGCAATGGACGGAGCATTTTGGGACGCTATTCTAAACAATTTTTACCAAGTGTAGAACAGGAGATTAATTATATGGGGGGGGGGTTAACAATGGTTACTTACATTGTTAAAAAAATCAAAGAAATAAGAGACAATCAGGGGCTTGAATCTGCACAGACAATTTATAGGCAGTTGTATATTCTGAAAAATAACTATGCTGCAATCAAAGAATATGTAGACGAAGAATTAATCCTTGCTGGATACGGTGACTGCATCGTAACAGCATGATGAGTAAATCAACCACAAAGCGGCTTGTTTGGTTCGTGCTGATCAACTCCGCGGCTTGGGTATGGTGTTCTTACATACTGGCATGGTTCGATAAGGTCAACGTGGTCGAAGCCGTATCTAAGCTCGTTATTACCGAGATCATAGCCGTGATTCTGATATACGGCTTGAAATCTCTGTTTGAAAATCTCAGCCAACACAACGCATGGCCGGACAAGCCAAGCTGCGATAAAAAAGACATTGACGCAAAATAGGGAGGTACAAAATGAAAACATTGTTACAGAAATTATCAAGCCGGAAGTTATGGGCTGCTGTTGTCGGCGTGATTACGGGCCTCGCTATGGTGTTTGGGCTTGACGAGGATATGATCACGACGGTATCCGGCGCCG